TAAAATAATCACTTAAATCAGCTCCACCACCACTTGTTATACTATCAACAAAATCGGCGTATTCATCTATTGTTTCATTTGTTATTTGATGTTCACTATCTGTTTTGGCATTAATAGAAGTTTTTAAATCATTTTTAGCACTTTTTATTCGTGTTAATTCACTTGCTACACTCATACTATATGCCCTCCAATTCAATTTCTATATTGCCTACTATATTATCAACATATTGTATTGTTGCATAACTACTTAAATCTTGATGTTGTGTTAAATAACCTACGTCATTTGTAAATGCACTTACGTTTGTTGGTATTGTTGGAATAGTTGGTTTATTAGTTAAGTCATTATAGTTGCCACTAAATAATCCTAAATCACTTGTTGTTTTATTACCACTTAATTCTACGTTATTTATTTTAGGTTTATTTGATAAATTAGTATAATCACTTGTTCCACCACTACCACCTGTTGAACTTATTTCTAATGTGCTACCACTTTGATTTAATGTAATGTTTTTTCCTGCTGTTAATGTTAATGTGTTTACACCATTTATTGTTGCATTTTGTCCTGTATCACCTTTATCTCCCTTATCGCCTTTAACACCTTGTATTCCTTGTTCTCCTGTATCACCTTTGTCGCCTTTCTCACCATCATATATATTTGCGATTTCTTCTGTTCCATCTTTTTTTGTTATTGTAATTGTTGCTGTATGATTTACTTTTTCTATATCTATGTCAATGTTATCTAACTCGTTAAGTTTTGTGTTTGCTTCGTCAATCCATTGTGGGTATTCATCTGGTGCTTCGCTTTCGGCGTTAATACTTGGGTCAATATAAAATGAAAATGTTTTACTTTTAAAAATTGTTATTTCTTCGTCATCTGTTCCTTGCGTAATTACAAGTTGCATTGTATTTAAACCTTTTTTAGTTATTATAGATTTAATAGGCAATATATAAGTTTCATCTTGTTTAGTCGTCATTATATAACTTTTCGTATTGTCTTGCATTGTTATTTCAACACGTGCTGTTCCATTTACAAATTCGTCATCAAATTTGAAAACTATATTTTCTTGTAAATTTTCGCCATCTACACCTAGTTTAAATAAATCGCTATTTGTTATTTCTCTTGTTTGCTTATTTATAATTATCTCTTTATTTATCATAGTACCTCCTAATTTAATTATACACAAAAAAAGCGACATTGTAAATTACAATATCGCAATATAGAATGGGTTATTAATGACTAACATTAATAATCTTTTTGTGGGTGTCGAGTTCTTAATTATAAATATGGAGATTGACTTGAATATACAAGTCATACAGAAAAAAATAATTTATAGATATATTTTCACCCACAATTTAATTATATTATATCACTTTTAATTTATCAATACTTTTTACGCTTTTTCTGTTAATTTTAATAAATTAATTAATCTATCACATAATATTGATTTTTTTATAGTTATTATCTTGTCTTGCTTCGTTATCTTTATTTTGAACTTCTCCATCTCTAATAAGTTGATTAATTCTTCTATTTCGTTTTTCATATAATGCTTTTTTCTCTGGCTCACTACGCCAAATATACATTTCTCCTTGTTCTCGTAATCTATCTGCTCTTTTCTTACGTGATTTTTTTACTAACTCGTAAAATTTCTTTTTGTTTTTTGTTCGCCACTTTTTATTTCTTTCTATGTATTTTTCTTTATTTTTTAAATAATATTCGTGTGCGTATCTTTTTCGTTTTTCATTTAATGTCATAATTAATCCTTGTAATTCTTGTAAAATATAGACAAAAAGTCTATGCTTGGGTAGTTTTCTTCAAACTTTTCTTGCCCTAATTTTTTTAATTCTAAATCAAATTGTTTGCAAAAATGCACTCCTTCATTTGATAAATTATGATGTTTTCCACATAAATATACCCATAAACCATATTTTTCACTATTTTTTCGATTTCGTCCTTCGTATATATGATGTTTATGTAAATTATATGTTGTATTACATTTAAAACAACGTCTATCATTATTTACTATTGATTTCAAAATGGTAGATTTTCCATTTCATCTTTAATTTTTGAATAATTTTCTTTTTCTTTTATTTCTTCATAGTTTAATATCATCAAATATGGCATTGTTTTGTCGTCTTTAATATAAAAGCTAATAAAAGCATTTTTTAACTTAATACGTGTCTTATTTGCTACGCTTTCGCCTTTTTTAAATTGGCAAGGAAAATAACCATAAAATATTTGATTATTTCTATCTTTACGACTTAATCCTATTGAATAATAATCTTTATCGTTTTTAAAAATAATAACTTCTTCGTTTTCTCTTATGTGCATTATTTGTTCTCCTCTTTCATTTTAATTATATCATAAATTTCTAAAATGTCATCTTTATAAGTCCAATCTAACGCTATTTCTCTAAATCTATCTACACGTCTTACTTTAATAAATGGCAAGTCTAATAATTCACTCATTCTTGCTGTTGCTTCATAACCCACAAAATATCTACCACTTTGAAAATCAACTGCGTTCCACCATTCTTTTTTTGATTTTTCTATCATTGCTTTTAGTATTGTATCTCTTTGTGAATTTCTATTCATCTTTATCTCCTAACGTAATTCTAACATAACCAGAACGTCCTTTTTGTTCTTTATCTTCTAAATATTTGTTGTAAAGTAGTTCATTTTCTTCTTTAAACTTACTTTCATTAAACTTTTTAATCATTTTGCTTGGCGTATCTTCAACTAACGTGATTTTAGTTCCTCCATTCATTTCCCACGATTTAAGATTGTTCTTTTCCATTTGCTCTTTTAATTTTGTTTTAAATTCTTCGTGTTCTTTTTTTAATTCGTCATAATGTTGTAATTGTTTTTCTAAATCTACAACTACATTTGCAATGCTTACTATACTTGTATCTATTAAGTCTTGTTCTGTTAAAAATGGATTTTCTTTTATCTTTTTTAAGTCAATTCTAAATTGTTCAACTGCTTCGTTAATTTCTTCGCATAACGTCTTGTATTGCTTTAAAGTTATCGTAAATATCTGTAATCTATCTGGTTCAAACTCAACTTTAAAATCTTCATTTCTTTTATAAACTGCAAGTATTCCTTTTTCTACATTTGCTAACATCATTCCATATAATAATTGCACTAAATAATATACATATTCACTAGCGTTTTCGTGAATAATTGATGTTGATTTAATTTCCAATGCTGTATCACTATTTAATCCATCATAATTTGTTCTTAAACTTATAATATCTTGTTCTTTTATAATTGTATTTTCAACAAACAAGTCATCTTGATAATCTTTATTTATATAATCTCGTATGTATTTTTCTATTTCACTACCAAAATTTACATATTCATTATCAACTATTTCTGGTTCTTTTAATCCTGCTTTTTCTAACAATAAATCGTATCGTTTTTTAAAATGATTTATTCCCATTATTGTTGAAATTTCACTTGAACCAATATATTTCTCACGTTCAATCAAAACATTTTTATTTGTTGGTGTCATCTGCATACCTCCATTTATAACCACCTGCCATTTTTCTTTTTTCGTGGCAAACTTGTGAAATACAAGTCTTGTTAGTATTTGTCTTTTCTCCTGCTTCTTTCAATGTGCTATATTCGTTTATAAAATTATCATTCATATCAAATTGTCTTACTTTCTTTGCGTTTGGATTTTCTTGACCATCACATTTTTTTAACTTGTTTTTTATTGCGTGATTAATATTTTCTTTGGCTGTACACCATTCTAAATTTTCTACATTATTATTTAACTTATTGCCGTCTTTGTGATTTACTTGTGTTTTATTTTTTATTTTTTTTATGAATATTTCTGCTACTATTCTATGAACATATAATGTTTTACTTTTTCCATTTTTATATAAAACAACTTGTAAATAATTCCATTTGTTCAATTTTGATTTTAATATTCTGTCTTTGCTATTCTTTACATTTCCAAAATTACTAACATAATAATTTTCGTAATTTCGTATCTTTTTCCATATTTCTTTCATACTAATTTTCTTTAAACAATGTTATATTGAAATAAGCATTTTCAAAATCGTTGTTTGTTGACTTTGCATTAAGTTTATATTCTTGTGCAATAGTATTCATATCTAAATTGTTTTCTTCACAATACTTAATAATTAAATCACGATAATTTGTTTCTGTTCTTTCTTCTTTTTTTTCAACTTTTTTCTTTTCATAGCCCTTTTCTGGACTTGCGTCTTTGTCTGGGTCATCACCAGTAGAAATTTTATATGCTTTCATTAATGCGTATTTATCTGCGTATGTTGTTGCTTTACCCGGTGCTTTATCTCCTGTATCTATACCATCTCCATACGCTTTAATGTCTATAAAATCGCTTGTATTATCAATATTTACAAATCTATAAATTGTTTCTACTCGCATATACAAAGAGTTAGTCTTTGTTGTTTGACCATTATATTCTGTTTCTTTAACTAATACGTCATTGTCAATTATATTTCTTTCGTATGGGTATGAATAAACACGATATTTAAACTCAATAGGTTTTACTGCGTCTAAAATATCTCTTTCGCTTACTGCGTTATAACTTGCTGTCTTATTTACTTGTACTTTTAGATTTTTACTAACCGTTTCTATTTCGTTAGTAATTAATGTCATCTTTTCATAGATGTTCAATTTCTTAATTTCTTCATCTTTCATAATAAACTCCTTTTAACAATTTAATTATATCATTAATGATATGTTTAATCAATATCTTTTTTTAGTTTTTTTTCTACTTTTTTCATCTGTAATTCGTATGCTAAGATTTCTTCTTTTGTTGGTGCTTTTTGATTATTACTTAACCAATTAATTTTTTGATTTGCTCTTGCCAAGTCTTTTTTTAATACGCTTATTTTTGCTTTTAAGCCACCAACTTGTCCTGCTGTTTTTCTACGTGCTAATTCTTTAATCTTTAACTGCTCATTTATAACGTCATTTTCTTTTGATAAAGTTTCTACTACGCTTCTTAATTCATCATTTCTTTTTGCATAACTTGATATTTTGTTTCCCATTGCTTCTATTCTTTTGTCTTTTAATGCAATTAAGTTGTCTTTTTCTCTTGCTATGTATGATGACTTTTCTATTTCATCATTTAATTCGTTTATTTTGTCGTTTAATTCTTTTTCTCTTAAATTTTCATTTGTGAAGTCTTTGTTGTCGTTGTAATCTCTAATGTAGTTCAACCACCCTCTAAATCCATTATAATTACTTTTCATATTTTCTCCTTTTAAAATAATTTTTCTTGAATATAATTACATTTCTTTTGCAATGTTATTATTAAATTATCTTCGTTTAATACACTTCTTTCATTTCCAACGTATTTAAAGCTATATGCAATTCTAGGCAACTTTAATTTCTTTTCAAATAATGGTCTTGTAAAATTGCCTTTTTTGTTGCTACACTCCCAATTTTTTTGTTTTTCCATATATTTGCGTAATTTAATATGACTTGTTTTAATACACATTTTAAATCCTTTTTGTGTATATAATTTCGCTATTTCATTTAATAATACAGAACCAATACCTAAACCTTGATAATCTGGCAACACAACTAATCTATGAACACGATATAAATTTATGTCGTGTCCTGTTGGAAATGGCAAAATTGCAATCATACCTACTATTTCATTGTTCATATACGCTACAAATAATCTACTTGCTAAATTTAATTCTTTACTTAAATAGTGATGTTGCCTAAATATATTCCAAATTTCTGCTTTGTTTTGTTTTTCATAGACTTGTAAAGTAAATCGTCTTGGAGGAGTAACCTCCTGCTATCGTATAATTTTTCATCATCTAAATCTACGATATAATCTGGTTTTAACACGTCAATAAAGTCTTTATGACAACTAACAAAAACACATCTTTTCATATTTTTCTTTCTTATATAATTGCCAATACTTTTTGCACAACTCATTGCTACGTTTCTATCTACCGTTGATGTAAATTCATCAATTACGCAATTATCTTTCAATTTTCTTGCTAAATCTACTCTAAATCCTTCTCCAACACTCAATACGTTTCTTGGCTTACACCAAGTTGGAATACTATTTAAACCAACTGCAATTAATTTTTCTATTGCTTCTTCTTTACTATCAAAATGACTAATAATTGCTTTGTTATTATCATAAGTTAAAACTTCTTCTTTACCAAAATACTTTGAGAATGTACTTTTACCACTACCACTTGCTCCTACTATACACAAAATATTAAAATCTAAATCTTTTAATTCATCACAAAACATATATGGATAAAATTTACTTGTTCCATCAAATTCATAATCAAAATTTTTACTTGCTTCTTCTACATTTTCATCTATTTCTATATTTGAAACTAATGGTATTTTGCTTCTTTCTAGTTTAGTAATCTCTAACAATTCGTCATCACAATATAATAATAATTGTTCTTGTTTCATTTAATCACCTTCTTCATTTTATCTAAAAATTCATCTTTTTCGCTACGATATACTTTATAACCACACCAATCACATATACACGACTTACGATATATCATAATCATAGTATGTCCACAATGTTTACATTTTACTTTATGCTTTATTAAGTTTTCAGTAAACATTGCGTCATTATTTTTCCATTTTTCTTTCATTTAAAATCACTCAATACTTCCTCCATCTCTTTTAAATTAGTTTCATCTTTAACAAAATCTTTATCAAACCAATCTGGTAGACTTTCTCTTTTATATATTTTCTCTTTATTTATTTTATTTATTTCTTTTATTATATTTATTCTATTGTTGTTATTTGTTTGTTGTTCGTTTGTTATTTGATTGTTATTTTGTGTGTTATCTAATTGATATTTGTTGTAATTATTTATTGTTATTATTGAGAATTGATTAGTTGCTTCGTATGTTATCTCGTGTGTTATTTGCAAGTGATTTAATGATGTTCTCGTTTGTTGAATGGTTAAACCGCATTCTTTTGATAAATTTTGTAAACTTGTTGCAAGACTTCCTCTTTTAATTTCAACACCTTTAAACCAACTATCTTTCCAATTTGCATTTAACAAACAATGAATAAATATTAATCTATCATTCTTGTTTGAATACCATTGCCATTTAGTTATTTTTCTATGTAATAATATAAAACCATTGTTCATATTATTCATCACTTTCAATTAATTTTGTTATTTCTACACCGTTTTTTTCACTATGTTGAAAGATAATTGCTACAAAATTAATTACATCTTCAAACGTATCAAAATCAAAATATAATGAATTATATTCCATTTCGTCATAAAGAAAGCCATTATTCACAATAACTCTATACATTTTATTTCTCCTTTCTTGTAAAATAATCTTCAATTTCTGCGTCTTTATCAATTAATTTTGTTATACAATATGCTATTGCTTTTTTTACTGCTACTTTACTATTGATAATGTTAGATAGATAAACTCTTGATACACCTGTGTTGTCTGCTAAATAACTAATTTTAATTTTTTTAGTTATTTCTTCTTTAAGTTCTTTTTTAAATAAATACATTTGCTTTTTTCTCCTTTCTTTGATATAATGAAATTGATAGACAAAAAGACGTTTCGTTTTTTATCTATCGTTTCCCTTAAATTTTAAAGACATTTTATCTTGTCTTATAAATAAATTATAAATCGTGTTTGCAATAAAGTAAATAGTAAATTACAATATTTTACTATTTTTTTGTTTGTT